GCTTTTATGTGCTGTTTCATCATGCGGAGTAGTGCGGCTCCACTTAGTAGTAATAACTTCACGTTGCATACTAATGGCGTCCGGGAATCGAACCTTATTCATACGCAAAAGCTTTGCTGCTGTTTCTTTCAACGGTCCGTAACTAGACCAGATCTCATCATTTGCACCAGGATTCCACAACACACCATACTCAGTACTTCTACGTTCTTTGTTTTCGTTCTGAATAGAAACGTCATAGTCAGTCATTTACTATTCCTGTAATCTTTATCGTAGTTGGACTTAGCTTGTGTACATTCCGGGCAACGGCATCCCCAGTTGTTATAGTTTCCAATGGTTCCATGAAAACCTTTACGACCGGGTGCAATCATACGACCATGGCGCATATATCTACGGGCATAGTTAGCTTTACGCCAATTAGTAATGTTACGTTTGCCATAATCGTCATATTCCATTATTAGTTAACCCTTTTCATTTCTTTAAGCCATTCACCACGAAGACGCGCCAACTCTCGATTGAGTTGCAAACGAACAGCCTCACACTCTGACACATCTTTAGCGGCGTAAGCTTTGTCAAAGTCATGCGAAGCTTTCCAGAACGCTAAAGAACGCTGGACATAGAAATGAGCCCGACTAAAGAAATTACCTGGATTAAAGGTAGCTTCTTGTGCGGACTCGGCAGTTTCAAGATACCCACGCATGACACTAACCTCTGAAAAGGCAGCTCTACGCAGATCATTACCAAACTCGCTCATATCATTATCCCTTTAAGTGATGAGCTTGTGTTAGCAGTCGACAGGAAGTGTATCACCGCTGTCAAGTAAAGATATCAGATCTTGTAGTAAGACTCTTCGGTGTAGAGTTGGTAAGCACGCCTACGCGCGGAACGCCACTCTTCCTTACTCATCTGTGACAGCAACTCTTTGCGCTCTTTGTGAAGATCCTGGAGTCGCGCTAAAGTGTGCAGCTTCAAAACAGAGTGCTTGGACTCTCCGTAATAGAAGTGTTGATTGTAAAGTCTTTTCTGAAGACGAATGATAGAGAGTTCAGTAACAAACGCAACAGAACGCATGGCTAGTTTCATTACAGCCCCTTATTGGTGTACTGATTGTAGGCAAGGCGACGAAGATTTCTCCACTCAGATTGAGTGTACATGTGAGAAAGGCTGTTGCGTTCAAGACGCAAGAAATGTATCTGATTGAGTGTCAGAGACGTCTGAACAATCAAGCGGTCGCCCGTATAGAGTTCAGGTAGCAGGGCCAACTTATCTTGCAAGACCGCTATCTGAAACTCTAGATTGAAGACAGTTTCACGGACAGCTTTAGTCATTATTATGTGTCCATTCAATTATACTGACAGGATTGATTGAACCAAGCAGCAGACAGATAGTATGACAATGCCGGGGGGTAACACTGCCACACTATCTGTCCACCACTTTACCCAATCAATCAGGCAGGCTGTTCGACATTCTCAAAGTTGGGAGCGTCGGACGGCCCATCTTCCTGAACGGGAGTCTCTTCACTCTTTGCCTCCACCTTGGAAGAGTTGCGAGGCTTACGAGACTTAGGAGTCGTCTCAATCATGTACTCCGCACCATCCGGGTGAGGCTTCACAGTAAAAGAGATGTCACGGTCAACAGTGGAAATGTCTTCGTGCTTGACATTGGCAGCTTCGGCGAAAGCAAGCTGAATATCTTTAGGCTCCATGTTGATAGCCTTAGAGAGAGCGGAGAAAGTTTCGAACACTTCACCTTCCTCCTTAAGATTACCGCCATAGACACGGCTGGTAACACTTACACGCGGAAGAGAGCTACCAGTCTTTCCAGCACCCGGACGAGAAGCACCGCGAGTAGGATCACCCAACTCCTCAAGAGCCTTCTCAACATCTTTCATGTCAGCGTCGAGAAGCTTAGCAACCTTGAGAACAGTAGTGCGACCGTTACGAATCTTTTCACGGTGAGCATCGCGAGTGGTTTCAAGAGTTGCCTTCTCTTCATCAGAAAGAGTCAACTCTTCCACATTCTTTTCGGCCAGAGCGCGAAGCTTCTCCGTAGCATTCTCGATAGCAGTGCGAAGCTTTGCAGCAGCGGCATCATCTGCTGTCTCCATCCAAGCTTTAACAGCACTTTCACGGTCACCGTCAGCAGCCGCCAACTTACCGTCAATCTCTTTGTACTGAGAGATGTGAGTCTCCATGAGATTGAAAAGATCAGTAACAGCGGTGTGACCCTCGTAAGAAGTAGCCATTTTGTTCCCTTATCTCTAGATCAGTATCTTCAAGTTGTCTGCTTGACAGGCTCATGAAGGGTATCACGTCTGCCAACTCATGTCTACATGGGGTCTAACAGTGTCACCCGCTCAGTTATTCCCAGCCCTGTAACTACACTGTGTAACTGATCATACACTCTCTGTGTGGCATACTATCTTTACTCTATGATTAGCGTAGTCGACAAAGATAAGGCCATACGACCGTTTGATACGACCATGATGCTACCACATCGATCATCTGAACCGGTTAAGCTACTGTTGAGTTATGCCTGGTCACGGCTCTGCAAACGACTAGATACAACATGTAGTGAGAATTGCATATAAAGGAATGCCTGGTCAAAGACTGTTTTTTAGTGTGTATCAGATGATAGTTGAATCAACTCTCTGACCTGGGAAAATAACACTACCATTTAGTGTAGTATCACGGACATTGATCATTTAGCGTTTTGCCTGGTCAGCTAGGTAATTGTGGTCGAATTGACTATAGTCCGTACATTAAACCCCCACATAGATAAAGAGTGTGGGGGTTATGAAGTGATGATCATGGTTGGATCAATCATTATTAGGTACCGCATTTAGATACATAGATACGCTCACATTTACATATTCACTGGCCACAGTGCAGAGATTTTCTACCCAGATTCTTTTAGAGCTGTTTGGTAATGAGTTTATTGTGAAGTATGAGTATGCATTCAGATACAAACATACACATTAATGAGTTGATTAATAACCAACATGGTTGACATAGATATAGAAGCCCCGCTCACAACTTCACAGGCAGGCAGGCACATCGAGACGGGTTAGCCATTTGATCATGCCTCTGAGCTGCTGAGAGCCGGGAATGAAGGTCTGAGCGCTCCCTGTCGAGTGAGGTCATGGCGGCTCAGCTTATCTATATCTGAACATGAAAATAGCCCCCATATCATTAACATATGAGGGCTATATACAGGACACAGAGATGAGTTAGTTATTTGTCTTCTTTGTCAAAGTGATGAATGTGGTGGACTTCCCTACCCACACCGAGCATTGTCACGAATAAGTACGCAACACTCATAAGAATGAGGTACTGATGCTCAAGGAAGGTGGAAACTCCATAGCTTGCACTCATCACCATGTTGGTAATGTGTTCCGGCTGCTTCTTGATAGCTTCAATTGGTGCGCTCACGCCATGACTCCCGAAATGATAGAGGAATAACCAGACACATACCCACGTGCATACTGAATGTTCACGTCGGAATCATTGTGCAATCCCAAGTCATCACGCCTCACCAAGAGTTGCATAAGTTTGTATACGTGAGACTTGTCTTCGTTCCGGGTGTACTTGGTCTCTCTGCCGTCAGACATACCGGCAAGAGTTCCCGTGTCATAGATAGCGATGCTAGAGCGCATGAAGGCAGCAAGAGTGGAGTTCGTCATATCTATCACGCAATCCTGTTCGAGCTGGAAAGTTCCACCGAGGACTCATGGAAGGTGAGTCGGTAATCAATGGGGAACCGAGACAGAGAAACCGTCTGAAGATTCTGATCATTGATTTCCCAGTGTTGCGTGCCACGCATCCGCTCAATCATTTGCTGAGCTTCATAGTAAGAGATGAAAGTACGCATGATCTAGTCCTTTACTAGTTGCTTATCATTACGGGCTAGGTGCGCTCATCTCTGTGTCCCGCTATGTAGTTATCAATGAACTTGAACTATCCAAACTCTTTCATCTGGCAATGAGTTGGGTCAATACCTCGTTACATCTCTGTGTTATCTCTGTGACCTATCTGTGATGTACAGTGTAGGTCTAGACCATGACTGTCCTGTGTGTCTATCCAAAGTAGACAGTCCACTTAAGACTGTCTTATGTGTACTGTCCAAAATGGACTTATAACATGTTGCAAGGTAATTCCACCGGTTTTTGTTTGGGGTGATACCTTATTCTCTTTTACAACTACCTAATTTTCAATATAGATACCACTCCCCCAAACTTTACTAGTATCTTTATCCTGAAATTTTTAGATCTAACTATGTGATTTCTTTAACTATCTATCCTATATCATTGATCATCCAGTAACACGACCTGTCGACTTGGCTCATCTATCGCTTGCTATTTGCTAGTTGGTGATGTAGCTTCAAAGGTTATGACACCCTTAAGTCCACTAGAACTTGAAATTGTTAATTGGGTGGAGTATTACTGGCATAGAAACAGTGAGTTTCCACCGTTAAAGAATTTTATAGATAAGTTTGGAAAGGATTTTTCTCTTCAGAAACTAGTTGATAAACAAGCATTTCGTAATGCAATGAAAAATCGAGGCATTGCATTACCTTTAGGTGCAGAAACTCCTGAAGAATTAACTAGTGAACAGTTAGCTGCTATCTTAACTGTTACTGATTATTTAGACAAGAGAACACAAGCATCTAAATTAAAATCAGTAGGAGTTTCTACAACTAAATGGAATGGTTGGTTAAAGAACCCTGCTTTTAAAGAATATTTACATAGTGTTTCATCGGCTGGATTTACAGATGCCTTACATACTGCACAAGAAGGATTACTTAAACGTGTAGAAGCAGGTGATGTAAACGCTATTAAATTTTATATGGAAGCTACTGGCCGGTATTCTGGAGAGAGTGGTCAACTTGAAAACATCAAAGTTGTACTTGCAAAGCTTGGAGAAATTCTCCAAATTCACATTAAAGATCCTGAGCTACTTAGAGCCATCGCAACAGATTTCCAAACAGTATTGGCAGGCGGATCAGTTCAGTCCCCCACTGTACAGATTCAAAATGTTATTTAGTGGCTGTTGTAATTATCCTGTGTTTGAAAGATATGATATTGAAAAATACTTAGTTGAATTAGTATGTTGTGGATGTTTAAATCATATTGCAGTAGAAACTGGAGAAGAAAGGTATGAGATGGTATGAGTAATCCTATTATTGAAGGTGATCCTTTCGGAAGAATTAAAACAGAAAAGAAAGATGAAGCTCCTCCCCCACGTGATGTGAATCAATTTCATACTAAAGATGATGCAGATACCGGACCAGGTGCTCATCATCACACATTAGGAACTAATAGGAATCAAGCTTCTCCTGGTGACCATATTCATGATGGTAAGAGTTCTAAAAAACTAGGTACAGGTCTGGGCTTGACAATTGGTGGTACAAAGAACACAGTAGGTAGTGAAGACAGTATTGTTACTATGTTAAAGAATCTTATTGATTTTACAGACAACAGAACTTAGGAATAGAAATGCCAAAGAAACAAGACTTGTCAGTATCAGAGATCTCTGATTTATTTGGTGAGGTCTTAACAAAGACTGTTACACGTCCTAGTATCTTTGGTTATGTTCCGCATGAAAAACAAGTTAAGTTTCACTCATCTGGTGTTAAAGGTCGCCTCTATATTGGAGGGAACCGATCAGGCAAGACAGTCGGGGGAGTAGTAGAAGATATTTGGAGACTAAGAGGTTCTCATCCATACCTTCAAGTTCCACCAGCACCTATTAGAGGTCGTGTAGTTACGACTTCTTATGCCGAAGGTGTAAAGATGATTATGATTCCTGAATTTGCTAAGTGGCTACCTCCATCAGATTTAATTAACGGATCTTGGGAAGATAGCTATGCTAAACAGGACCGTGTCCTTACACTTTCTAATGGTTCGACTTGTGAGTTTATGTCTTATGACCAGAAACTCGAAAAGTTTGCTGGAACTTCCCGTCATTTTATTCATTTCGATGAAGAACCCCCCAAGTCTATTTTCACTGAATGTAAACTACGTCTTCTTGATACTGAAGGCTTTTGGTATATAACTATGACACCTGTGGAAGGTATGACATGGGTGTATGATGATGTATATGTACCCGGTAAAGAAAAGAAAGCTAGTATTGATATCATCGATATTGATACTTCAGAGAATCCGTATATTTCTGAAGCAGAGATGGAAAATGTTTTTGCTGACTTAGATATTAATGAAAGAAAAGCTCGTAAAGAAGGTAAGTTTGTTCAAATTGGTGGATTAGTATTTACACAATTTAATGTAGATAATAATGTTATCCCAGAATTATCTGAAGCCAATTTAATGAGAATTAAAACTTGGAATCATTATGCAAGTATGGATCACGGATTAAATAATCCTACAGCTTGGCTCTGGCACGCCGTAGCACCTAATGGTCTTGTTGTTACTTATGATGAATTATATGACAATGAAAAACTTATTGATTATTACGCTAAGGAGATTCATGTCCGCAATCAAATGCCAGGAAGACGTGCGCCATCAGTTTATGTCGGCGACCCTGCTATTGAACAAAGAAACGCCCAAACCGGGGATTCGGTACGTATGGCATATGTTAAAGAAGGTATTCCGATTGTCTTAGGTAATAACGACGTCAAGATTGGCGTCAATAAAATGAATACTTATTTTCAAAAGAAACGTTGGGTAATTACAGAAAACTGTTATAACTTAATTAGAGAACTCCAACGAGTTCGATGGAAGACGTTTGAGACTGCAAAGAAACGTCATGATAATAATCCTCGTGAAGAAATTCATAAAAAGAATGACCATGCACCAGACAGTGCGAGATACTTCTTTTCTATGATGCCTGAATTATATATTCCAGATGCTGAAAGAGATACTAGACCTGAACAAAGAATTAATGAAATTGTTAAAGCTGCTCTAGGTGCTGTAACTGTACCAATGGGACCTCATTACATAGATCCTAATTTGACACCTAGTGCATTGACCAGGTCAACGGAATGGCATACTATTGATGAACACATGGGAGGTTTGTGGTGACTGAAGCAACTGCTTTGTATATCATTGAAGAAGATCCAACTAATAAGTTTCAAGTAGAGTTAGAACCTTTATCCGTAGTTCCACATAAGTGTTCAGGATGTGGAAGATATAGTTCTAATGATCCTGAGAATCCTCTTCAATTTATTCATTGGAACTTTGACGTAGAATTTTACGGCTATGTGTATATCTGTGTTGGATGTGTTGAACAGATTGCACGGAGATTAGGATTTATGTCTCCTAAAAGTGCAGCCGAACTAAATAACACAGCAAATAGATTTATGGATTTTGCTGATCAAGTAGAACAAGAAAACAGGGAGTTAAGAAATGCTTTGGGTAGTCTTGGCGTTATCTTTGATCATTCTCCTGCTGCTATTAAGCCTCTTCGTAGTGTTGAAGATGTGGATGACAACGACGAAACAAGAGTCGGAGACCAAAACGACATTGTTCTTACAGATTCAGAAGGAGAAACTGGATCTACTGAACAGACTACAGAGTCAGGATCTACAGACGTACATGACAATGAAGACGACCTCTTACGACTCATCGACGATATCTGATCCATACTTATCTCAAACAGATAGCGCAGTATTACAACGTATGCAAGCCCTTGCAGGCGCACAGGGGTACGGTGATACTCTCACAGATGAGTCTTCAGAGTTTGTGTCATTCTTAGGTGAGATGGGCGTAACCGGGGAGATTAAAGATGACCAAAGAGGCTAAATTAGACCTCAAGTCTTCTCGTGCTGCCGCAAAGTTACACGATCAAATGGTTGCATGGACTAAGGGACAATTTCAATCTATTCGTGGTGCGCGCATTCAATCAGAACGTCAATGGTATCTTAATTTAGCATTTTACTTTGGGAAACAAAATGTTGCGCTTCTTAGACCGCAAACCAATGGAATGGGTGTCGGAACTTCAACCAGACTCTATGTTCCCCCGGCTCCATACTATCGCGCACGCCCCGTCATTAATAGAATTAGACCAACTATCAGACATGAACTTGCTCAGCTTACGAACAATAAGCCAAGTGCAAGCATTGTACCCGCATCCGCTGAAGATAAAGACATGTACGCTGCGATGGCGGGTGAACAGGTTTGGGAAAATATCTATCTCGATAAAAAACTTAAGTTTGTCATTAGGCGGGCTGTCTGGTGGAGTCTTGTTTGTGGAACAGGCTTCATCAAAACATGGTGGGACCCCACTAAAGGACCTATTATTCAAAACGAAGATGGAACTACAGCTAAACAGGGAGATATCTCTATCTGTTCAGAAACTCCTTTCCACGTTTTAGTTCCTGACTTCCGTGAAGAA